TTTTTCAACTTTATGTGGTAAAAAAGATTTAAATATTAAAACATCTCCTGGTTCATTAAAATTTATTTTATCACAATTAAATATTTTTAATTCACCCCCTTCATATTTTTTTGTTGATAAATTTACTAACGTAGTTAGTTTAACATCATCAGCATGGTTTTTGTCTCCATCTGAATGCCAATCATAACCAACAGAATCATTTGGAAAATACTCATTTAAATGAATGCAATCGCATTCATTTATTGAATATAAATTAAACCCAAAATGTTGTTTATTGGCTCTATCAATTATATCTACTAATCTTTCTAAATGTTGTTTAATGTAACGATATTCTACTATTTTAACATTGGCTGTTTTTACTGCATTTTTATCTTTACCATCTTTAAGATTAACGTCGGCATATTTATTAGCTGCCTTAGATATCTCTTTAATATTTTTTAAATTTAAATATTTTTTGTATAGATAAAAATCAAATTTCATTATTTAAAACAAGGTCCATGCATCCATAAGGTTAATGTTTTTCTTGTGCCTTTTATTATTTTATGTACTTTGTGTGGTATAAAAGATTTGAATATTAAAACATCTCCTGGTTCATTAAAATTTATTTTATTACAATTAAATATTTCTAATTCGCCACCTTGATATTTTTCTTTAGATAAATTAAGTAATACAGTTAATTTAGTGTCTTTGGCAAAATCTAAGCTGTTGTCTGTGTGCCAATCATACCCAACAGATTCACTTGGTGAATATTCATGTAGATGAATACCTTGACAATCTAACATAGTATATAAATTATAACCAAAGTGTAAATTATTAGTTTCATAAACTTTGTCTATTAATCTTTTTAATTGTTCTTTAACATACATGTAATCTGTTATTTTATAATTTACAGACCTTTTCACTTTTCCAGAACTATATGTATAGGAAGGATTTGAATGTTTGACCATTGTGTTATAAATAATTCCTACGTCATTTAAACAATAAAAATTTTTTATAAGAAAAAAATCAAATTTCATTTTCTCTTAAACCAAGAGGGTAATCCTAAATGTATGCGTTTATCAAACATGTTATCTTTAGTGCCTGATGTTTTAGTATTATTATAATGTAAAAATACTTGTACACATTCTTTACCTTTAAATTTTTCTCTCCAATGTTCTAATTCACATCCTCTGTATACTAACATGTCTCCTGGTTTTAAATCTACTTTGACACCTTTCATGCCCTCTTTACCAGATGGTTCTAAATAGATTGGCCAAGCATCACCACCTAAATTCATAGTGGTAGATATTTCACAACTAAATCTATCTTTGTGTCTTTTAAGAACATCACCTTTTTTATAAATTCTTGCATAAGTATATGCAGGATATAATTTTAACCCTGTTGCTTTTTCCATAACTGGTTGACACTTTAACATTAAAGTTTCCATGGCAATGTCTGAATAATGAGAATATGTATCAGGTATTTGTGCATTAGGACCTCTTTCATATTCTCCCAAAAAAGTTTCGTAAGGTGATATGTATCTTGTTTTAGTACAAGTATCATAAACTTGTTTTTTCATTAAAAAATAATTGTAAATAAATTCACACAAATCTTTATCAATTGCTTTTTTAATTATTATATATTTATTTTTTTTAAACATCTTTTACTATTTCTTTTGGTATTGCCTGTATATTAAAATGTATAAATCTAAATGGTTCTTTTCCATGATCAACAAGAAATTCATGTTCTAAATATCCTGGAAATATAACTAATGAACCTGGTTTTGGTCTGTAATTAATTAATTCACTTCCAAGATGCATTTTATTATCTGATTTCATTTTTAATTTTGTAGCTCTTGCTCCTGTTCGAGGATCATGAAAAACTGGATAAGATGTTTTATCACTGCATTTTAAAAAATAAAAACCTGATACATGTTGGTTCCAATGTATATGAGCCGAATGAAGACCTCCTCCTTTTTTTGCAAATTCTTGTACCCACAGTTCATTAAACATAAGCTGATAAATGCTCATATCAAAACCTTGTGAATCTAAAAAATCCCAAGATTTTTGACCTATGTAATTTCTTAAATCCATAAAATCATTATCTCTTGTAAGAGGTGTTGAATGATAAGATGTTCCAAAATCACCAAATTTTTGAATGTATTCTTTATCTCTTTTTTTAGCTTCTTTTATATATTTGTCTGATGCTTTATTTAAAGATTTAAGAAACTCTGGTTTGTACTCTGCCCAAATAGGTGTATTAAAATGTAATGCTTTTTCCATATTATTTAAATGGGTATCCAAGATTCCACATGACTAATGAATACCTTACTCCTTTCGTTACTGGTTTAACTCTATGCCATAAAAATGAAGGAAATACAACTATAGATCCTTTAGGTAAAATTTCTTTTACTTGTTTTACATGTTTAGACTCATCTCTTGAGTAAGGATCATAGTCTCTAAAATCGAACTCTAATTCCCCTCCTTCATATTCTGAACCATCTGTTAGTTGTAAAGTCATAGATATTTTTCTAATTTTTCCATGCTCTGGGTGGTTTTTATTTTTTTTATCATATGGTTTTTTCCAACCATCATTGTGCCAATCATAATATTGATTTAATTTATATTTTGTAAATTGACATGGCTCACTTCTATCCCATTGAAAATTCCAACCTGCATTTTTATTAGCTTGATGTATATAAGGATGTAATTCTTTATATATCCAAGGTTCATCTAGCCATGTAACATTAGAATTTCTTTTAGTTTTTAATTTTCTTATTTCTTCTTTATTTAATTTTTTATCATTTTCAAAGTCTCCTGTCCTAGCTAAAATTTCTTGTTTAGATAAACCATGTTTAATTATGTCATCACATAGTCTAGATGGTATTGCGGATGTAAAACCCCAATAATAATAATTAAAATTAAAGGTACTCATAAGTTATGGTCTGTATAAAATTCAAAGATTCTTTTTGTTTATTTGTAATACTATACATATTAGTCGATGGAAACATAACAAATTTATTTTCAGTTAAAGGTATAGTCCATGATCTTCCTTTTCTTCTATTATCATCATATAAAATTTTAATATCACAATCTACAGTATTGATTCCGTATAAAAACGTAAAGTCTGGTGAGTTTTTTAAATTTACAGGATCAACATTTGTTTGTAATTCTGTTGTTTCATTTGGAACAAAAATATTTGTCCAACAGTCTTTATTAACTAAATTTAATTTATAGTTTAATTTTATAAAATCTTTTATATAAGAATTTAATTTATCAAAATCTTTTGACCAAGTATATTTTCTTTTGTGATAAAGAGATTTAAAAAAATTATTAGTAAGATTTAAAGGATTAATTTCAAATCCTTTTGGCATTTCAATTTTACCATAATATATCGCTTGTTCTGATAATACTTTCTTCTGCATATAAAAATATGCTTATACTTTAATTTTACTATTCTGTCAAATCAATGGGAGAATTTTCTAAATCCCAAGTTTGATTTGTTTCATTCCAAACATAAATCCACGAATGAGTAAGAGCTTCGTTTTGATCTTTTTGCTCTTGAGTTAAGTCTGGTTCATCACCAATTGGTGACTGCCATTTTCCTTGTTCAATATTCTTTACCCAAGATGGATATGGTTTTTCAGCAGTCCAAAAAATTTGATCTGTAGGATCCCAATCCCAACCAACGCCTGGATAGTTTGCTCTAAATGGAGTTCCACCCAATCGGTGTTTACCATATCTAGTATTGTAAGAACATTGAATCCATAAATGTGCAGGCCAATTATTATTTTGTTCTAAATAAGCTTGTCCTACTGCTTCACTTGGATTTCCTTCAGTATCTAACATATCTTTATCGTTTAAAGTTAGTACTTGAAGAACTTTATTTTGTTCTGATATTTTTGCAAAGTGTGCCATTATACTATATTTTTATACCTTATAATTACAATTCCAGATCCACCGGGTCGACTTCGAGCTCCAGCTCCTCCACCTGTACCATCCTGACCACACAGTTGAGGCAGAATTGGTGGACTTCCGCCACCACCGCCAAAACCTCCTCTGCCAACAGGTCCACAACTTTCTCCTCCGCCAGCAAACCATCTTCCTGGTGCAGGTCCTGGTGTTCCAACACATGCACTTGGATTAATTCCTGTAGGTGCTCCATCACCACCATTTCCATAAAGTCCTGTTGATCCTGTTTCAGTAGCTCCGCCACCACCACCTTTTGTTTGGTTGGGTCCGCCGCCACCGCCAGATTGACCTTGAGGTGGAGATACTGGAGGACTATTTCCAGTTCCTCCTGGAGTTCCTCCTTCTCCTCCGCCGCCTCCGCCGGATCCTCCTGGTGCGCCAGGGGTACTTGGAGGAGGACCTCCTCCACCACCACCGCCACCGCCGGTCGATGTTATTGATGAAAAAACTGAATTTGAACCTGGACTACCTTGTCTAGGCCCTGGTGTATAACCTGCGCCTCCACCTCCAACAGTCACAGGTATTCCGCCTGCACATGATATAGTAATTCCACTAGCTGCAGTTAAAGGATTTCCTGTGTAACAGTCAACGGTGGATTTTCCTTCTCTAAATCCTCCTGCTCCTCCGCCGCCTCCACGGCCATCTCCTCCTCCGCCGCCTCCAGCGACAACCATGTAAGAAACTTCATTATCTGATGAACAACACGCTAATTTAGAAACACAAAAAGTTCCTGGTCCAGTAAAAGTGTGAATTGTATAATCACCATCTTGAGTAATTGTACCACCTGTAGCTTCAATGTACGGACTACCGCCACCGCCTCGTTGGCCATAACCTCTTCCTGATCCTGCTCCGAATGATCCAATTATTGGCATCTTTCTATCCTCCTAGTTTTACGCGAATTGCGTTTGAGCTGCAAGTACAGTAAATGTCGAAGCTGCAGTTTTAATTACAGTGTAAGTATAAACATCATTTGATGTTACGTTTCCAGCACTTGGT